GAGATAGAGAAACTACAGCAACTACAGCAACTAGAGCGAATACAGCAACTACAGCAACTACAGCAACTACAGCAACTAGAGCGAATACAGCAACTACAGCAACTAGAGCAACTAGAGCGACTAGATAAGTTATCATTTTATAATAAATCATATGAGCAACTAGAAATAAAAGAAAACTCTGTTGTCTACTGCGATCCTCCCTATGCTGGAACCGCAGAATACTCAGGCTCATTTGATACAAAGAAATTTCTAAACTGGGCAGCAGAATTAAATCATCCAGTGTTTATCTCAGAATATAATATAAGCGATAAAAGGTTCAAACAAATATTATCTATTAAAAAAAGATCGCTATTATCTAAAAAAACAATTGAAAATACAACGCACAATCAGGAATGCGTTTACGTAAACGACATTGCATATAATAAAGTAATGCATTCTATGAAAGCACAAAGGAGCAAGTAATGGCCAGGATGGGCAGACCAAAAAAACCAATTAACTGGATTGAGTTTGAAAAACTATGCCAAATGCAATGCACAGAAATTGAAGTAGCCGCATGGTTCAATTGCTCAATAGATACAATCCACAGAGCTGTAAAATTTAAATACAAAAGAACATTTGCGGAGGTATTCGTCGAAAAGAAACAGTTCGGACGCATATCTCTTAGAAGAACAATGTTACAAAAAGCGAACGATGGGAATCCTGCACTACTTATTTTTTTAGCTAAGAATTATTTAGGCATGGCAGACAGGGTTGAGAACACAATCCAATCTTCTAAGGATCCAGAAAAGAAATTGGTAATCGAATTTACTTTAGAACAACCAAGTGACGATAAGATATAAACCGTTTCCAATACAGCAAAGATTTCACAGATCTAATGCTAAAATTAGGGGTGGGTTCGCAGGAAAGCGCGGAGGTAAAACTGAGGCCGGTGCGATTGAAACAATTATTCACGCAGAAGAAAAAAAAGGATACAAAGAAGGCTCGATAGATCCTTTCATCGGCGTGGTAATTTCTCCCACCTCGGATATGCTCAGGCGGCTAACGCTGCAAAAGATTTTATCATATGGCTCACACTTTATTTCTAATCATCATCAAACCCACCAAGAGTTTCACTGGCATAATGGAACAATCATATACGGAATTTCAGCCGACAAGCCTCAAAGACTAGAAGGAATAAAAGCCTCATTCATTTGGTTGGATGAAGTTTTTCAAATGAGCGAACAAATATTTCTAGAGTCTATGGCTCGCGTAGCCGATACCCAGGGTTACATATGGTGTACGGGATCGCTTGGAACTCAATACACCAATCCAAAATCGCACTGGGTATATAAACACTTTAAAGAGAAACCGCTTGCCGATTCAGAATGCTTCGAATGGTCAACAGCTCAAAACCCATACTTTCCCCGTGAGGAAATAGAGCGGCTAAAGGATACACTAGACCCTAGAACATTTAGGCAGATGTTTGAAATAGACTGGTCTGTTCCTGGAACCGCTCTTGTCTACGACGAATTCGATGATGCGAACATCTTAGAAAACTACGCATATAACCCACGGCTTGAAACATATTGCGTAATCGATTGGGGCTGGACGCATCCAATGGCCTGCCTGTTTATTCAATACGACCCAATAAGGGACAATGTTTATTGCTTTGATGAAATTATTAAATCCAAAATGAAAATAGAGCAGATGTATAATTTAATTATAAATAAGCCATATAGAATAAATGAATGGATATGCGATATCGCAGGAAACCAAGAGCGTGAGCAGACCGGCATTTCTAACGTCGAGTGGTTCAAGGGTAAGGGAATAAAATTTAAATATAGAACATCAGCAATAACCCACGGCGTTAGCATACTAAGGTCGTATATCAGAAACACAAAAGGGATATCTCGATTCTTTGTCAACAGAATGAACTGCCCAAAAACAATAGACAATCTCTACAACTACTCTTACCCTGAAAAGGCTGGAATAGTGACAAGTGAGAACCCGCTTAAAAAAAACGATGATGCAGTAGACGCGCTAAGATACTACATTGTAAATAAGCACGACAATTCACTAGAGCCTAACCCTGTTCAAATGATTAAGAGGTAAATAATGGATTTTTTAAATCAATCTAACCTAAAGAATATTATCGAAGAGATAAACTCTGATGAGAATAAATCAAGGAAGGCAGATCATCAAAAACGCTCCCATGTGTTCAATGATCATCAGCGTGAATATGTTATGGAGATGCTTGTTAAAGAGTTTTCATCAAAGACAGTATCGGAGATGCGAACATGCACGAGCATAAACCTATCAAGGCGTATCATTACAGAAATGTCCTCTGTATATAAGCGAACACCAGATAGAGTTTTTTCTGAACTTAGTGAAGAGCAGGAAGCTGCTGTAAAGTTGATCTATGACGATAGCCGCGCAAACGTAAAGCTAAAGAAGGCTAATCAGAAATACAAATTGCATGATCAGTGCGCCATCCAGGTTATCCCTAAGAACGGTAAGATATCGTTAAAGCTTCTTGCTCCCCAACAATATGATGTAATTCCCGACCCGCAGGATCCGGAAACCGCGATTGCTTATATTATATCCGCCTTAGATAAATCTTCTGTTGATTCCGCTTCCATAAATTCTGATATTGACGGCTCAAATTATGGTTCTAAAAATATACCTAAATCAAATAATAAGAATGAGGCAATCGCGGATAGGGATGATTATAAAGCGGCATTAGATAGATACGTTATCTGGACAAAAGACGCGAACATAGTTTGCAATGGGAACGGGCAGATACTTGAAGCCAATGATAACCCTATCGGGATGATTCCTTTTATTGATGTTAGCTCAGAGAAAGATTTTGAATTCTGGGTAAGAAAGGGATCTGGCGTAGTATCGTTTTCCCTGGATTTTGCCGTTATCCTATCAGACACATGCAATACAAATAGGCTCCAATCTTATTCTCAAGGAGTTATCGTAGCGGAAAAGGTGCCAGAAAGCGTAACCGTTGGGCCACAGCACATTCTTTTTCTTCCCATCGACCCAACCAGGCCGGAAATAAAACCGTCCTTCGAGTTTGTTAGCCCACAGCCGGATATGAAGGCGTCACTTGATTTACAGGATAGACTAATTTCTTACTTCCTAACATCTCAGGGCGTGGACCCTAAAACCATAACAGCCAGCGGTGATGCCAATAAGTATGCATCAGGATTGGAGCGATTGCTTGCTATGGTGGAGCGATTTGAAGCATCTCAGGATGATCTTGATATGTTCGATGCTGTAGAAGATGAGCTTTATATTTTGATCCGCGCTTGGTATGGGGCCATTGTTGGCACTCCACTATTGAAAGATAAGTATAGTTTTGGTGTGTGGCCTGAAGAATCAGAAGTGAGTGTTAACTTTATTGGGCCAGAACTTATCAACACGCAATCGGACAAGGAAGACTCTGTTATTAAGCGGATAGAGAGCGGATTAATTTCTCAGGTTGAGGGAATTATGGAGCTACGAGGGGTTAGCGAAGAGAAAGCCCAAGAGATACTTTTAAAGATTGATGAAAATAATCAACCACAATTAATTGACCAAACGAATAAACAGGGGGCATAATGATAAAAGCAACAGAAGTCCAGTCGGACGAAGAAATAGTTCAGTTGAACGACGAATCCGCTCAGTCGAGCGATGATCAAAAAGAACAAAACGAAGTAGTAGCACAACGAACGAATAATGAATTAACCCGAAGGTTAAAAGAGGTTTCATTAGAAGCTAAAACTAGTCGTCAGAAGTATTCTGAGGAAAAGCGTAAGCGTGAAGAAACAGAGAAATCAAGGCTACAAGAGAACGGTCAATATAAAGAACTCGCAGACGTTTGGCAAAGGAAGGCCAATGATACTGAGGCGCAGACAGTAAAGCTGAAACAGGCTTTTGCCTATAAGACGGTATCGGACGCGATAGCAATGGAAGCTATGAAAATGGGTTGTATTGATGTTGATTCTCTAACTTCTCTTTTACCTTTAGATCAAGTTCCAATCACGGACACATTCGACGTTGATAAAGCTTCTGTTCGAGTGATGCTGGAAGACTTTAAAAAAAATAAAGCTTATTTTTTTAGTAAGCCAGCTCCGAAGATTGCCGATGCGGTGCCAGGGAAGGCACCAGGGTTTGTAGAAAAAAATATAGAAACAATGACAACGGCTGAGATCGAAAAAACTTTGCTGAGTAATTTTAAAAAAAAGGGGAATTAAATGGCTGATGTAATAACTGGAAACACCGAACTTGGGGCGACTAAGCAAGACCTTATCACCGCTCTTATTCAGCGCGAGCTGGCTTTCAAGGCAAAGCTACTGCCTTACTTCACTGATGTTTCTTCGTTCGCTGTTCCTGGTTCGAAGTCTATCGGCTTCCCTAAGTTGACAAGCTTTACCGTTGTTGACCGCGTAGAAGCCGCCGCTGGAGATGCAACCGCTTTGACTTCGACCCTAGATACCATGGACCTTAATTTCAATGCATATATCTCCTATATCATTGATTCCATGACTAAGAAACAGAGCAACATCAACGTTGAGATGGCATTTGCAAAAGCTGCTGCTGCTGCTCACGCCCGTTACCTTGACGCGCAGATCATCGTAGCACTCGCCGGTGGAGCTGCCAGCTTCATCAACGTGGGCGCAGATGTAAATGTAACCTATGCAAACCTCACAACTATGCAAGAGAGTTACTTGACTGCCGATGGCCAGACAGAAGAAGGCGTTTGGTTGGTTTCTATTCAGCAGAACAAGGAACTAATCGGCCTCTCTGAATTTAAGGATGTGTCTGCTTTTGGTGAGATGGTAATCCGTGAAGGTTACATCAACCGCCTTTTGGGAATGCCTGTTGTTCTGCATAACGGCCTTGCAGGTAAGCAGATGTTTCTCGCTGCTAAAGAATCCCTCGCTTACGGTTTCCAATCTGCTCCAGCAATGGACGAGCAGAAAGCGAATGAGTACGGCGTTGGCGCTACCCGCGTAGCTGTTGACCAGTTGTTTGGAATCAAGGCTCTTCAAACTGGCTTAAAGGGCGCGGCTTCTGGCAAATCCCCTTTGATCCTCGGATTGAACGACTAATTAAGGTGGGCGCGGTGTAACAGCCGCGCACTACTTTTATTTATGACTAGAGCGCTAACGGCACCACGGTTTTTGAAAGCAAAAAGCCCAAAGGGTTTAGAAATAGCCATGCTCAAAAACAATATCAAGCGCTCTAGCCTTCATACATACACAATTTTGCACGATGGAAAAGAATGGTTTGCCTGGTACTACGTCGACCTCGGCGGTGCTTACAACCAAGAGATAAAAGAAATTTTATCAGATGCCATTTAGCTCATCAGTTATAGACAGGGAACGGGACAAGTTCCGCCAAACTACAGGCGGGGAAACTTCCGTTCTTATCACCTTAGATAATGATTCTATAAGCGGCTTTGCTGTTCCGAAGTTCGATGAATTTGCCGTTACATATCCGATTGCTACTCAAGAGGTATATACCTTCAAGCTGGCCACAGTAACCGTTGCCGTTGTTACTTTAAATTATACAGACGCCACTAAGGAATTTTTACTAAATGGGAATAAAATTTAATCCATTTACTGGAGCGTTTGACCTCACTGGTTCAGCAACAGCTGGAAATATGCGCTTCCTCGGTTATTGGGATAATTTAATAAACTACGTTTTAAATGATGTAGTGATCTACGATAGTATTGCTTATATCTGTATCGCTGCAAACCACGGAGGCCCACCAGGCAGCTTTCCTGCTCTATGGACGCAGATGGCGTATCCTGATGTTTGGTTGCTTGACGGTAACACTGGAACCGCTGGAGCGGCAAAAATTGGAACATCAGACGCGCAGCCTTTTAATATAGTAACAAGCAATGCGAGTAGATTGACGGTCAATGCGGATGGCAGCTTTGCCACGATCCAAAACGTTGTTCCCACTAATGGTATTGGATTCAAGCAATGGAGCCAGCAAACTAATCTTACTGGTTCGGCTAATACAGCCAGCGCTTCATTCCTTCATGATTCTAAATTAGTTAGCTTTGACACTGGCGGATTTAATCTTTCTCAATCGGTCGGAGTTGTAAGTTCCACACTTGGATATAGCGGATCCGGAACTACCGGAAGTATATATCTTCAAGATCACTATTCAAACCTGGCCGGAACGGGATTGATTGCTAACTATACGGGCTTAAGGGTTGGCAATAACGTGGGTGCGGGCCAAACAGTTACAAATTTTCAAGGCAGAAGCAACAACGCTACATCTGCCGGCGGCACGATAACAAACCTAACGGGAGATGCTAATTCAATAAATCTTACCGATGTTACTTCTACAAATGTGAATGCTGGCATAACTCAGGTTTTTGTTTCAGGCACCTCTACGATAACCAATACCGTCAACGCCTTATCTCCATATATTCAGGTAAATGATAGTGCGACGCTTACGAATGGAGCCGCAGGTCAAAGCGTTGGCATTGATATTAATAATACCGCCACGGTTAACTCAGTAAATGGTTCCAATGTTTATTTGAACGCACGAAATGCTGCTTCAGTTGGTGGAATAAATGGTGTCTCTTTTAGCCTAAACCAAGAGAATGCATCAACCTCAACGGGAACAAATGGATTTAATACTAACCTGCAATATTCAGGAACATCTACGGCTCAGGGTGTAAATGCGGTTAATTTATACGCTAGAACATTTGGCTCAGCAGACCTATCTAGTCTTACAATGGTTAATGCGAGTCCAGAGGTAGAAGGTAATTCTGTCGTAGATAACGTGACTATTGCGGGACTATACGGGCAGATAAAAGGGAATGCCGTTACGCAAAACGTGACGGGCATAAATGTTAACCCTGTTATTTCTGCAAATGCGGTTACTGATAATCTCCTAGGTGCTCAGATACACGCTCAAACTACAAGCACGATTCCAACAACAAATGGAATCACTGGCTTGAGGGTTCAGGTTTCTTCTACTGCTGGTGAATTATACGTTAAGGGTATTGAAGTAAACATGAATACGGCTACTTTATCGGCTGTTGCAATGGCAAATAGCACGCAAAAGATTGGGTTAGATATTCAAGGTGGCGCGGTCAATGCCAGTTATAACTACACAATTCCTGGCTCTGCATTCTTTGCAAATGTTCATGCTATTGGTGGCGTTACTTTAGTAGCGGCTGGTGATCCGGTAGTCAACGCTCTGATGATTGCTAATAATTTTGGCCAGGGGCTAAACTTCGCAGATGATTGGGGGCCTGATTTTACTGGGCTTGGGCTTGGTTTTGTTGGTCTGGGTTGTGTCGGAGAGATACAAGGAGCCGCTGGTAAAGTTGCATATGCATGCACGCAGCATCTTTCCGGTGTAAGCAATACATTGGGATCTGGAACCGTAACTAATTTTTATGGATATCGATCTATTGGAGTTTTACCATCCGGAGGGGCGCTTGCTATAACAAATATGTATGGCTTTCATGCTTCCTCGCCGATTAGTGCGATTGCTGCAAATAGCTGGGCCTTTTACGATGAGACGACAAGTGATAATTATTTTAATAAGATAGCCATAGGAACAGTATCGAATAAGGTTTCAAACTCCGACGTGGCTCTTGAGATCGGGGTAAAGCAATTTGTTCCAGCAAGCATGAGCACTGCAACCAAAAATGCACTGGCAGCAGTAGCGGGTGCTATTGTATACGATACGAATTTATTAAAATTACAATGCTATGAGAACGGGGCGTGGGTAAGCCTTTCTTCTGGTACGGGGCCAACAGATGCAGAAGAAGATTTAACCGGATTGATCGATGGCGTAAATGTGACTTATGTTTTAGCGAATGCTCCAATTTCGGCGGCTTCTGTTTTTGTGATTATAAATGGAGCCGTTGGAACAAATATAGTTGATTATACAATCGCAGGCGCTACGATAACGACAACGGTTATTTTGACAGTTCCAGAAACCATATCTTTTAAATATAGGTATTAATTTTGTCTAATAAGATAAGTAAATTAAGAGATGATTTAATTAAAGTAATCAATGGTGCGCATGGTGCTATTGATGACCGTGTTTCTTCCGCTATTGGATTCTCTATTAGAAGCCGAATGTTATCTTTAATATCAAAAGGCATATCACCCGTGGGCAATAGGGGCCGGTTTCCTGAATATAAGGGAGTGACGCAGAGTAAAAAGCTGCGCCAAAGTTTGCGCGTTATTAATCGCCTTAAGTCTGCAAACCCGGCGCAGGTGCAAAGGAAAAAGGCTCAGCTTCGCCGCAGCCTAGATAAATCTAAAAAAGCCTATCCATTCTCCGTTCAGAAAGATTTTCCAAGTAAGCGGCCAAGGCCGGTTAATCTGTTTCTAAGCGGAGATTTTTTATCTAATCTTACTTATCTAATTTCTGGGATAGGAAAAAAGGCGGTGATTGAGATCGGCTATATTGACGATCTTAGTGCTAAGAAAGAATCCGGCCATAGGGAGGGTGTCAATGGTCAACCAAAAAGGCCAACTATCCCAACAGGTAACGAAAGTTTCTCTACCATTATTGTGCAAGATGTAGCCAAAATAGTTAAAGCCGCGCTGGCTAATTATTTTAGAAAGTTGTAACCATGCTTTTACTAAATAGAGTGATTTATAAAAATGATACAGTTTATACGGATTATTCAAGAGAGTTATCAGATATCAATGCGGGCACGTTGCCTCTTTCGATTGTTGCCGCTGAAGATGCTTTATATATTGGATCAGACCTTCCATTTAATCATAGGTATTTTAGCCCTTCTGTTGTCAACGCTGTTGCGGGAACGGTAAGCGTTTCGATATGGAATGGAACTTCTTTTATTCCTGCGGTTGATGTTATTAATTTAACCTCAACGGGCGGTGTTCCATTTGCTCAGGATGGGCTTATCATGTGGAGCACTGATAAAAGCTACGGTTGGGCTAAAGAAGGAACAACGGAGAACATCGCAGAACTCGCTTCTTTTAAAATATATAATTCCTATTGGGTGAAACTTACCTTTAGCTCTAACGCTGCTTTTACGATTAATTATCTTGGCCATAAGTTTGCTAAAGATGCAGACCTATCATCTTACTATGGTGATCTAAACCGCGCCGCCGTACGTGAGGCGTTTTTCGAGGCGGTAACGGCTAATTGGAATGTTGTTCATATTAGTGCTGCTGAGGAGCTCATCAGAGACTTACGAGCCTCACAGATTGTTATTTCTCCAAACCAGATACTTGACCCAGACACGTTTAGAGATGCGGCCTGTCACAAGTTGGCTGAAATTGTTTATTCATCCTTTGGGCCATCGCATGCAGATCGGCTGGATTACGCTGTGAAAAAGTATAAAGAGGCCATGAATAAGGTAGTTTTTAACGTTGATAAAAATATGGATGGGAAATTAGAATTTTCTGAGAAAATCAGAGAGTTTAGGTTGAGGCGCGGATGAGTGTAATAACCGACGTTTTTAATAACCTAGTAATATTTATGGGCGCGCAGCTACCGAATCATAGGCGATTAAATGATCCGTATAGCCTTGACGATAACCCTGAACAGCTTTTAAGAAGCGGTTGGGGAATCCAGATTGACGATGGCGTGGACACAAACCGCTGCCTTTCTCCAGAATATTACCTTGGAAGAACATTTACCTTAATTGTCGTAAGGGAATCCTTGGCTAAAGACTCAGATCCTATCCGCCGTGAATTATCTAAGCTGGATTTATTAGAGGATTTGCATATACTTATATCTGAAGCAGTGGCAGAGAACACGCTATATCAATCCGCTATCAATTTTAAATATATATCCGACGGCGGCATACAAGAGGTTTTTGTAAGAGATAAGCCTTATAATTATATTGAGGCCAGTTTTTTAGTTGAATATTCACAAGTAATACCAGGAGCATAAAAATGGCAGAAAACACTAGATCATCGCGGTTGGCAATCATTGAGGAAGTAACTGAAGGAACCTTGCTGGACCCGTCTGCTGCAAGTAACTTCATTCCCCTGCAACCTGGGTTTGCTTTTGTTCCAAACCTCGAATCAATTAATAACGAGGAAATTAGGGGATCCATTGGGCAGTCGCCATCTATCCCTGGTCTAGAAAACCCCTCCGCTACATTTAGTGAATACTTGAAACACTCAGGGGTAGAGGGACAAGCGCCAAATTGGGGATTATTGATTGAGTCTTCGATGGGTTCTACTTCCGTAAATGCTACAGAGCGCTTGACTGCTGCTGCTTCTACCGTTGGAGTTATAAAATTAGCTGCTGGTGGCGGTGATTTTGCGCTTGGTAAGGCGATTGTTTTAAAGGATGGAACTAATGGTTATTCGATCCGGCCGGTTGATTCGGTTTCTGGCAATGATTTATCTATCGGTTTTGATGTTGCCGTTGCTCCTGCTGCTGGCCTTGGTGTTGGTAAGTGCGTTAACTATACGCCTGCTGATACTGGGCATCCCACTATGTCTGCATGGATGTATCGGGCGAATGGCGGGGCGGTTGAGGCAATAGCTGGGGCGCGAGTAACCGAGATGACTATGAGTCTCTCTGTTGGTGAATTGATTAATATGAATTTTTCCCTAGAAGGAACTTCATTTTTCATGAATCCTATCCGCATTACATCAAGCACGAATCGTTTAGACTTTACCGACGACGATGGAACATTTGCCGCCACGATTCCTGTATCCGTGTATAAACATCCTCACGCGCTGGCTGTTGCCATTGCTTCTGCGATGAATTCGGCAAACCCTGGAGAGACACACGCTGTTACTTTTAAATCTATTGGCGCTAATGCTGGAAAGTTTTTAGTTACTTCCACGGGAACCGTTTTATCTCTTTTGTGGAATTCTGGAGCGAACACAGCAAACAGCATTGCGGCTAAAATCGGGTTCTCTACGGCTTCCAATTCTACTGGGACCGTTGCCACAACCGGTTATTTTTCAACAACAGTGCAGAGCTACGCCTCTTCATTGACTCCCGCTTATGATTCTGTTGACCCGATGGCGGCAAAGCATATGGAAGTTTTAATCGGGACCAAGTCCGATTATGAGAGTGCTTGCATTCAAACGATGAGCATTAGTGTTACCAATTCAGTTAAAAACGTTGAATGTATCGCTGCTGAATCGGGATTAGAGGGTAAGGTTATCCAAAACAGAAATACGCAAATCACTGTTGTTTCTCAGTTGAAGAGGCACGATGCTGATAAGTTCCAGCGTTTTATCGGATCGGTTGACAGTAAGTTCTTATTTAATTTTGGAACTAAAACTGGCGGCAATTGGGTGGCTGGAAAGTCTGGCTGTGTATACTGCCCGAATGTTAAATTTACAGAGTATAGCCACGGGGATGATGATGGTCTGGTAACGATGGAATATACAATCTTCCCTTACGTTGATGCTGCCGCTAATCCAGAGGTTTATTTTAACTTCCTATGATACCTTTTTAAAAACTAGGAGGTATCCATGCGAGTTAAGAAAATAGTTCCAGAATGTTTCGGTGATAAGTATCAGGGTTTTATTTTGGTTAAGAGAATGACCAATGATGAGCTTGAGAAGGCGCGTGAGGATTTGGGCCTTATCGATTTTGATGCTAAAAAAGATCGAACAGTAAAAGAAAATTATGATTTTATGCGCCGAGTTTGGGATATGGCCAAGCCATATTTACAAAGCGCTGAGGTTCTTCGAGTAGAAGATGGGGAGATGCTTAACCTTGAAGATATGGATTATGAGACAGAGCTGCAGGCATTGCGCGCCGAGATAGCAACATCATTTTTACGCGGTTGGGCGATGGGAAACGGGAACGAGCAGTAGCCAGATTGGATATAGCTAATTTATCTAGATCAGATGATTATGCTCCAAAAAGCGAGGCTGTTTTAAAGTGGCTTAAGAGAAAGTCACTTGCTGATTTAGGTGTGATGGTCTCAGAGAATCGGATGTTTTCTGATGATACGAATGATTTAATAAGCATAAATTCTATGTGGATTGAGTCTAAATCAAGGAAGAAATAGGATGGCCAGGGAAACATATAGCTTTGAGATCGTCGCTGAGATTGCTAAGGCCAGGCAATCCATCGAAAAGTTTGCTAAAGATTCACAGTCATCATTGGATTCATTAAATATCAGTTCCTCAGTCACGGCGATTGCTTCCGGCTTTAGTCTTATATCCAACACTGCTGGAGCGGCATTCTCTAAAATATCTGCATTTGTTGGTGAATCAATAAATGAATCAATTGAGGCAGAAAAAAGCCTAAAGCAGCTATCAAATGCAATGCGCTTGGTTGGTGATTTTTCAGATGAAGCGCTTTCTTCATTTAAAGAGTTTGCTGGCCAGCTGGCTCAAACTACTACGTTAACAGATGGCCAGGTGATCGCTGCTGCTGCGCTCGCCAAGAGTTATAGCTTAACAAATAAAGAAACAAAAAACGTAATTAACGCGGCAAAAGACTTATCCGCCGTGACTGGTGATTCTCTTATCGTATCAGTGGAAAAGCTCACAAAGTCTTATAATGGCTTTATTGATAAAGGTATTAAGCAATTAATCCCACAGTTGAACACTCTTACAAAATCGCAATTAGCTAATGGTGAGGCGGTTGATATCGTCGCCGCTAAGTTTTCCGGCTCTGCTGCTGAGTTAAATAATACATTCGGCGGCGCACTATCTAATCTAACCAAGCAGATAGATTCATTTAAGGAAGGGTTTGGAAACATTATAACTCAGAACCCTGAGTTTATTTCTGGGATAAAATCAGCCACCGATTCTGTAATATTTTTTACAGCTAATCTTGGAAAGTTTATTACGGTTTCGAAGTTTATTGCTAACATTTCATTTGGAAATATAGCTGGTGCTGTAAATAACGTAGTGGATTCTATCAAGGCGCTTAATGAAGTTAAAATAGAGGATACACTTAGTAAGCTGGAGAAGTTAAAGCTTGCTTCTGTTGGGCCAAATAAAGAAGAAGCCATCCGAGCAGCAAGAGAATTAAATATTGCGCGGGCAGCGGCTCTAGATGAATTTAACGCTATCCGTAAGGGATTAGAGTCTGCCGGCCTTAGTGAAATACAAAAATTGGAAAAGGATTCCGCTGATAAAATAAAAATAATCAGGGCCGCCATTAATACTGGCGCACTAGAAAACACTACTAAGATACAGAACCAGATATTTTTCCTTCAACAGGATACGGCTAAAAAAGTTCAAAAAGAACAAGAGCGCATATTAAAAGAATCCCTAGATAAACAAAGGGCTTTAAAAGAGGCTGATTTAAAAAGGAATAAAGAGATATTCGATAGCCCATTGCGGGCCTTAGTAGATGGAAACGTAAAGAGTAAAAACGATGTGGCGGCCGCGGCTTCTGGTTTTACTACTCAGATACTTAAAGGAGCGGAGGGGGCCAAGAAATTAGTTGTTGAGGGTGGCGCTATTGCATTGCAGGCATTTGCTGGGATTCCTGAAAAAATTTCTGGGCCACTATTAGAAGCGCTTTCTGCTGGGCCTGATGTTATCCGGCAACAGGTGAAGGAGTTTGCTAATGCGCTTCCTTTATTAATTCAAAATATTATTTTAGCCATCCCTGTATTGATAGAAGAACTTGCTAAGGCTGTTCCACAGATCGTAAAGGGGATTGTTGATGCTATCCCTGAAATTATCAACGGATTGGTTCAGGCGATACCTGGTGTAGCAGCGGCATTATCTGCGCAAATGCCTTTAGTCGCTATTGAATTATCCCTTGGCATTATTAGGAATATTCCAAAAATAGTAGAAGGCTTTGCTACTGAGTTTTTAAAGATCCCTGAGAAGTTCGCCAAAAAACTATTATCTGCGATACCTGGTGGCGGTGGTATTTTAGGCATTGGCGGTGGTGGTGATGATGGCAAAAAAAAGGGATTGCTTGGCCTGGGTTTTTTAGGTTTAGCAGATGGTGGGCGTGTTCCTGATTCTCCTAAGTTTGAAGGGGACCGTGCATTAGTTAGGCTTGATAGGGGTGAGCAAGTTTTCAGCGGTGATTTAACTAATAAGCTGGAGTCTTTTTTAAGCGGGGAGTCTAGGCCGCAGAATATGACCGTTGTTTTGCAGGTGGGCCAACAGGAATTATCTAGAACTATATTAGAGCTTAATCGCGGAGGATTTAGATTAGCATGATATTAGTATTTTCAGATATTTATACAGATCCAACATTTGTAGCCAATGAGTTTCATTCGTCGCAGACTGCTTTATTCAATTCAAGCAATGCATATAATTTAGAGCGCAGGACTAAGACCTGGCGCAGCGCTGGCTATTTCAATATAAAAACCGGACTAAATACGTTTGTTTTTAGAGAATCAATCGGGATAGACCTCACCGCGTCTGTAACCGTTGATGAGTATATAACCGACGCGCTATTCATGGCGGCAATAAAAACCGCGCTCGAGGCCGCTGGGGATTCCGTATATACAGTATCCAGAGATGCGACTACCGCAAGGATTAAAATTCTATCTAACGCTGCTGGTGGCGGGGGGATATTTGAACTTATTTGCACAAATGGGCCATCGGCGGCAATGTTTGATATTATGGGTTACTCCACCGCGTCAAACAGAACTGGAGCCTTAACCCATCAAGCAGACTTGTTAAAAATTCACACTGGAGAGTTTCTCATGTGGGACCTTGGTGTTCCCACTAATCCGACAGGTTTTTTTGCGGTTGCCAACAGAAACGCAGCGCTAAATATTTCACCAAGCGCAACAATTAAGCTGCAAGCAAACTGGACTAATAACTTTGACACTCCGGCCGTAGAATATGCTCTTGTTATGCAAGATTTTATATTATCCAAAGTTAACCCGCTTGGATTGTCTGATATTACTAATGGGTATAGATACTGGAGATTATCTATAGATGATTCATCTAATCCTAATTCATACATAGAACTTGGGGCCGTTGCGCTTTGTAACCATGCGCAGATTACAAGAGGGTGCCCGGCATTTCCATTCGAGACCGAGCTACAAGACAGGACTAATTTAGTTTTCTCTGAGGGTGGGCAAACCATATCCGGAAGGAAAACAAAAACTCAAGTATTCCAATTATCCTGGGAGCTGCTTGACGTTGCTTCTTTGGAGGCGCTGGAGAATCACTATAATTATTTTGGGCAGCACAGCGCGTTTTTTCTATCCCTTGACCCCAATGGTGTTTTTTCTAGTGATGGCGCTACGTGGAACAGATTATTGAGGTTCACTGAAAACCCAAGTGCCGCCTTAGTTTCTCCTAAAAACTGGTCCATGAAATGGTCACTTAGAGAGGAATTATGAGCTGGAGAATGATTGTAAAGCCAATTTCAACAGCAGACAATGCCGCTGCAATTCCCACCGTGTATCAGAAGTTCAAGCCAAAAACCTTTGGAAAGTATTTAATATTTAGCGGGGCCAGTGTTGGTTTGGTTTTTTATAATAACCCCATATTTACTGATATATCTCTTGAGCTATGGAGTGACTTATCTGGGCCAACAAAATTAATCGCAACAAGCACTAATTCGTATACAAAAGCATCCATGCTTCTTATCGAAAATCATGCGTACAAAATAGCTGGGTTTTCATTTAACGATTTATTCTTGAAATACAATTCACACTATAACCTCACATTGAGGATAACCGGATACACTGGGAATGATTCCTCATATATCGGTATGCGCCAAGGTTATCCCGATCCTCAATATTTATATGGACTAGATACGTCTGCAAAGTCTGGAGATAATACGCCGTTTGAAATAAGTATTTTAGGTTCGGAGCAATATAATGCATAGGATTGAAAAATTCGGGCAGGTTGTTATTAAGCCCAGAAGAAGAATATTGCAATGGACGCTTGTGGGTCCGGGGCCAGTGCCGCCACAACAAATATGGTCTGCGCGTATGGATTACCCTGTTTTAGGTGTTTCTGAATCATTAGTTAACTCTCTTGAATACACTCAAGCCGCAAGTATTAGTGCTGTTGTCGATAATTCATATTTTTATGATTCAGAAAATAAGCTGCTTTATATCGGCGACGCAAACGATCCAGGTCTAAATAATTACGCTGGAGTTACAGTTAAATTCTTATTGACACTATCTGCTAAGGATTTTGTTGGGCCATCTGATCCAATAGACTCCACAAGTTATAATGCCGAATGGCTTCCTGGATTGATATCTTTACCACAAAGCCAAAATGGTTCATCTGATACATTATATGGTTTTGTTCCTCTTAGCCAGGCAGTGATTAGATACTCCAACGCAGATGGATTATTAAATGAGATACTACACGACACGTCTTTCAATTTTAGCGAGGTGTCTGCATATGTTTCTAATTATATAGATGGAAAATTTGCATCATCATTAAAAGTTTTCTTAGGCTTTACGTCTAATATATTTGTTGATTCGGATAATATTTTAAGCATATCTACTGTCGATTATAATAGGTTCTTTTCGCGTGAATATGACTTTTTAAAAACAAGGCCAAGCGCGAGCCATGTTAGATACACAGTTGCTACATTCCCGCTATTAGAGCCAGCCGCATATGCAAATGGTTTAGGTAAAGAATGGTTTATTAGAGAAGTTCATGGAATGGTAGATGGGTTTAGGCCCGTGAATGTAGATTACAATGTTGCCGCATCAACAAGTAATAACAGAAAATGGCTAACGCATTCTTTATTTACCGGAACTCCAGGAAGTATTTTCCAAATGGTGGATAACGCCATGGCAAATACAGCAACCAGAACATTTTTAACCACAGTTCCAGTTTTGAATGTTGGCGATTGGGTAATCATTGTAAATAATGGAGTTACTTATAGAACGGTTGTTAATGCGGTAAATAGAATATCAAACTACATAGATCATCCATCTCTTGGCGCGAGAACATTTACCGCTGCCGATACATTGACCAGATATGATATCGCGAGGGTTATTATAGAAGATCGCGATGGCGTAACGTGGCAGCTTCACCCTGGAAGGGATTACATATCCATCGGCGATGCTGTTTCTACAAATGGGTTATTGATGGAAAATAATTGGGAGGCCGCGATAGGTTACACCCATTCCATATTTGACCCAGCTTTTGATAATATCTACGTTCGGGTTTATGGGCGTAAGGATATAGATCTTTTTCAAGACGCAAGTCCTGTTGGCCTAGTATCGGAAAATGGCGGGATAAGAGCCGAGGCTATTTCTTTACTTTACCAGGCGATATCTGATTCCTCATTCCCGCTGCAAGACATAGATATTTCAACATTTGACACGGCGGGGGATTCATCTCATGATTTAGGCTACGCTATTCCATCGATGCACGACGCATCAAAGCTGCCAAAGTTCATAGATATCATCCTGCCTATTTTATCTTCTATGATGTGGCGGCTTTCTTTTATTCAATTTGGCGCAGATATGAAGCTTGGCCTTATAGAAAATGGACCTCAACCAGGCGTTGGTTATTCTGCTACCGAGGAAGAGTATTACAATTATTCATATAACCACGACTATAGTGATTTATACGATACCGTGTCTTTTAATTATTTTAAAAAAGAACGCACATCGGTTCGAGTTGATCTTTTATTACCTAATGTTTTTGTTAACGCTTCAAATTATATAGCCAGGGATTTACATCAAGTAACAAGCCAATATTCCGCCTCGCTCTTGCAATATGATAAGGTTCAGGCTCAGAAAATGGCTGATAGGTATGCAATCGTTTTAGGCGATAGGCGGGCATTTTATGAGATCAACCTAGGCGATGATTTTATAGATAAGACTAATCTTAGTGCTACCTATCAGATAAGCAAGGAACAGCTGCCGGGCTTTGATTTTGAATTTAGTGTTAACAGACAAAGAACATTGAGTTTAATAGAGGTGCAAAAGTCAACTAATGGTGTGACAATTAAATTAGAAGATCAAAAAGCAATACAAGACAGGGCGGGGGAGTGGTAAATGCAATCTAGATTACTTGAATTTGTTACGGGGATAGAAAGTTCAGTGCAGCCGGATGCTGGAACTCCTACTTTGGCAAATGATCTTATTACTAAGGGCTATGCTGATGCTATATATTCTAATGTTATCGAGGGTTCGCATTCTTCCCCTTATAGCGTAATTGCTGGAACCACAATTCCGTTTGCGGTTGGTTCTTCCTATATCAAAAAATATATTCAAGGCTCAGCTGGCCCCGTTACTCTTACAGCAAACCCAAGGATTCAGGCCGGAACATTTGAAGGCCAGCAAATTATGCTAATCGGGTGCTCTGATACAAATACTGTATCCATAGACACGGGCAACGGGCTAATTAAAAATGGCCTTGATGTGATGGTGGATAATTCTATAACTATTTATAATTGGGATGCCGCACAGGCTAAATGGGTTGAAGTTTCGAGGAATAATTTATGATGAAAAAGATTTTGCCGGTTACTATTTTAGCGCTTATCTTTTCTGGTTATGCCGTGGCCGCTACTGTTCTGATCGGTGATCAGGTTAGGTCTAGTGATAGGACTAAAACATGGACGATGCCGGGGGCTGGTGGAACTCTTGGAAATAACCCGATGACCACGGCTGAGGATATTATAAAGGGTGGAGCAAGCGGATTGCCGACTAGATTACCTGTTGGGGCGAACGGACGTTATTTAACAGTTAACGCAGGGGTTGTTGATTGGAGCGCCGTTGCTTTATCTGGAACTAATACCGGAGATCAAACGATAACCCTAACGGGAGATGTGACGGGTTCTGGAACTGGATCGTTTGCGGCTACGCTTGCAAATACCGCCGTTACCGCTGGTGCTTATACAAATGCAAATATCACCGTAGATGCTAAGGGCAGGTTAACTTCTGCTGCAAACGGAACCGGTGGCGGCACAACCTCATACGCAGCACGACTTGCATGCTCACGGCCTTCTGCCGATGCTAATACATTATTGCTTGTGACCTTTGATCAATCTGTTGCTTATGATTATAGCCCAAATAAAGTTTCTCAATCTTCTTACGGATCGGCAACATCTGGAGATGTTGGGCAGATTAAATTTGGAGCTGGATCATATTTTCAAAATGCATTGAATGCCGGTTGGCAATATTCCCCAACAGCTTTTGGAACCGGAAGCTTTACGGTTGATTTTTGGGCTTACGCTACGGTTTTTACAAGCGGGCACGTTATAGCTTCCAGCCGAGATGGTGGCGGTAATACTTGGCAGGTTCAAATAGTTGGTGCCAATATCCGCTGGCAAAGTTCAAACGGTGGCGGTACTGATGTTGTTGTTGCCGCTACTCCCACGGCGAACGCTTGGCATCACTACGCATTTGTAAGAAATGGAACCGCGTTTGCTTTGTATATAGACGGTGTGAGCGTAGCTACTGCAACGGACTCTTATGATTATAGCCAGCAACAAGTAAGAATCGGATATTCCGCCACAAATACGACCGGGTTTTCCGGTCATATAGATGAATTTAGACTTTCTAATAATGCCCGATTTACATCAAACTTTACAGTTGCGGCTTCGGCTTATAGCGTAGCTCCCACGATAACATCCAATCCTGGAACTTGGCTTGCTGCAACCTCTAGTGTGATTACAGATGCGGGAAAATGCACAGCTAATTTTACTACTCCGTTTGGTAGCGCACCAAACTGCCAATGCAGTAATATTGGTGCAAGTATTGGTGCTTGTAATTTTTCTTCTGGTTCTTCAACAACCGCTGTTTCGATGATTCGTGCAGTTGGTGGAGTAGCAACGGATGGAGAAGTCTATTTAACGTGTCAATAAACTAGGATTACAAGTGCCATTTCAAAAAGAAAAGATATTAGCAAATGGATCAGTCGGAGATTATTGGAAGGCATCCAAGCTTCAATTCAATTCTGATTCCATGCGCGTGGATGTAGTGCTTTCACTTTATAAAGATAACACAAAAACCATTCCACTAGATCGCGGCCATAGTTTTACATTTACAATCACGCCACAAGAGATTCAAGGCAATCTAATCCAGTGGCTTCATACTAAGGTATTAGCTTTTGCTAATTCTGATATTCCAAATATAAATGGAGTTGGTACGCATAAGGGGTGCGCCGACCTGGTTGGGGCAATAGTCGTGGCATAAGGTAATTTTATGGGTAATTGGTTCAAACAATTTGAAGCTTTGATCTGGGCGGCAACAATCGCTTTAGCTTGTCTAATGTTTATGTTCCAGGCATTTGCCACAAAAGAATATGTGGAGTTAAAACACGAAAACGTGATTGATATTTTATCAGAGATAAGAACGGATATTAGGGAGATAAAAAATAGAGAGTTAGGGAGGAAATGAATGAAAAGCTTAGGCATTTATTGGATTATTTGCGGCCTTACATTTTCGATATTGGTAGCTTTTTTATCCTCTTGTTCGTCGCAAGTATTCGTGGAAAACTGCGTAGAGGTTCAAACGAATCTATTCAAGTGCAACAAAATATAGGGGGCGTTATGGAAAAAGTAATTGTAGATGGTAAAGAATTTGATATGAAGTTGGTAATTTCTGGCGGTCTGATTAAGATCGTTGGTGATTATGTTGGATCGGGTGGCGCTGCAAGTCTTTCCGCTGGTATTTCCGTTGATTATTTTATCGATGAACTTAAGGCCAAAATTCCTGGCCAGGTTGATGATGTAATTTTTGATATCGTTAAAGCTGCTCTTAAGGCTCTTTAAATTAAATAGAGGTGGGCTGTGTCTCAAAGTTATAATCAAAGACTTACCGATACAGTTCATCAATTAATTTGGAATAATGTAATTGAAAAATACATAGCTAAATTGATGATAACCGTACCTGTTTTAGGTTGGCCAGTTATTCGCGATGTTGTTTTATACTTGGCGGATAAGTACCTTGTTGAACCCCTGTTATTATTTATGGTTACTCTTGGGGTAAATTTAAATATCGATAGTATAAATGCTGAGGCATATAAAGCTTACGGTTTAGAAGCCAGGAAAATGATTGGCGCACAGGAATCGGGTGTGTGGAATCCAATCGATAGGGAGGAGTTTAGACGTGCAGCTAAAAAGCTTATTAATATTACTCTTCGTTCTTAGTTCATGCTCTAGGATTAAAATATCCGATGATTTATGGTGCGTGGATGCGGGCAGGTTTGGCGCGGAGTGCTTTTATACTTTATCCAATGGGGAAAAATCCCTAGACAGCTACGAGTGGAACCGCTTAAGAATAGGTCAAACTTGCAGCGCTACGGTGGAGCCTTCCAAGGGCTTTATGAATATTAAAAACGCGCTGGAAAAACTGTGCGCTGGCTCAAATAAATGCACAGCAGAGCAAAAAGATATTATTAAAGACGCTGTAAAGGGTGCTGCTGTGATTCAAAAAAAAGCCGCTCGAGCGTATAAAAAAGTTTCATTTTTGCCCTTGTAGCTCAAATGGTAGAGCGCAAACTATCCTAGTGGTTTGAGATGATGGTTCGACGCCATCCAAGGGATCCATTATTGGATTGTTGACGGCTCATCGTTTGAATAACTAAAAGAATTTAAAAGATCAACAGAAGTCATTGGCTTAATAAAAGAGATCATCACCACGCAACATTCTTTTTCTCCAGATACTTTCTCACAAGCCAGATTAAATATTGTGCAATCGTCTATATTGAGGAACTTTGATAGTTCGTCTTGAAATGCTTTATTCCGATTAGACGCATCTAGTCTTTTTGGTCTGCCATCTTTAGTAAAAATTCTCTCATATTTTAAAACGTAATAAACATCAACCTTGACCATTTTACCTGGGTTTTCTTTTTGCATCTTACGAAACAGCGCGGAATATTTTGAGTTAACTATCCCCCATTGTCTGCAACCCTCTTTATAAAGCCCATAATCCTTTGTGGGGAACCTTCTTTTTGTTTTGAAGTTGGTGGCAAATAGGGCATTTTCCGACGGTGGCAGGGGAAAGTTTTGTATTAATAAGGCTTCGCTCATGAGGTAATATAAGCATATGCAGGAATGCGTGGCTTGTAAAAAATGGTTTGAGCAATTAGATCGCTGCCATATTGTCACAAGAGCAAGCAGCGGACAGGGCTTCGAGGATAGGTATTGGATTCACATGTGCAGGATCTGTCACACGATACAAGGGCACCTATCATGGTCAAGATTTCTTGTAAAATATCCACACTTGCATTCTGTTTTACGCGCTAAAGGGTATGCATTAGTCGATGAATTAGGCGTAAAAAAGATGCGTAAGATTGTTTGATTGATATAATAATTTGCATGAAAGACGAAGAACATCTATGCGGGCAAACAAAAGCCGATATGAAAAAACAAAAATACCGTCGTAAGCGCAAAATCCTAAGAAAGAAATATAAATAGACGCGGTATGATATATAAAGCAGTATTTAAAGAATGGCAGCTAAAGGATTAGCACATGAAATATTTCAGAACTTTTTAAAGGTTCGCCGTGAGCTGGGCAGGATGCCAAGCCGCAATGAATACCTATCACACCCGGATTCAAAATATGAGAGAAAAGAGATCGAGGAAGCCTTCAATTCCTGGACCGAATTTACAATGGCGGTTAGCCGCTCAGTTGTTGATGAGGTTATAGAACCAGAGCCGCTTAATGTTTTGTTTTTAGATATTGAAACCTCTCCCTTGCTTTCTTACGTTTGGGGTATGTGGGACCAAAACGTGGGGTTAAATCAAATAAAAGAAGACTGGTCTATATTGTCCTGGGCAGCAAAATGGATGGGATCTAAGGAAATTATTTATCAGGACAACAGGAATTCCAAAAATGTTGAGGATGATAAAAGTTTATTAAAGGGCATGTGGGAGCTGCTGGATAAAGCTGATATCACCATTGGTCACAATATTAAAATGTTTGATACAAAAAAACTAAACGCTCGATTTATATTAAATGGGTTTCAGCCGCCATCTTCTTACCGCCAAATTGACACTCTCGAGATAGCTAAAAAGCATTTTAAATTTACATCAAATAAGCTTGAATATATCGCATCGCAATTGTGCCCAGAAAGTAAAAAATCAAAGCACGAAAATTTCCCAGGGTTTGAGATGTGGAGCGAGGTTTTAAAAGGCAATAAAGCGGCTTGGGATGCTATGGAAAAATACAACAAGCAGGATATCTCAACGCTTGAAGCTGTATATAATAAATTAATACCGTGGGGCGGCAGTATCAATTTTTCCACCTATAATAATACGCTTGATACGCCATGCAAGTGTGGTGGGCGGTACGCTGCAAACGGTTTTTCACACTCGAACACCTCACGTTTTCAGCGTTACAGATGCAATATATGCGGGAGTGAGATGCGCGGAAGAGATAATCTACTCACCAAATCAAAGAAAAAGGCACTACGCCACTATACACGTTAACATTCCTTAACAATCTTAATACGACTTAGCCCGATTTATGCGCTTATTAACTAGCATTTGCTAGTATTTAGTAGTATTATCTATTTAACAAATAAGAGGAATGAAAATGAAAAACTTATACATCGGCCAAACCGGGGCGAAAGCCCCGTTTCACACGGAGATAAACACTATGGAAAATTTAGATGAAGCTCACTATGAAGAAGTGAACAGCGAAGAGGCAGAAAAATTGTGCGAAGAAAACGGCTTAAGATATATAGGCAGAGATCCATACAATAATAACAGCCACCACGCCGCTCGCTGGCTTGATTCAAACTGCTCAGTCACGATCGGGCACTTTGATAATCGGGTTGAATTCTACGATCTGATCGAAGGGAATGCCGAATGGGAAGCTGAGCGGGCGATAAGATGAAACATTTCAAACTAATCAGCGAAACAAAAATTTGTGGAACAACTACGCTCCACCGCATTGAGGCTCTAATAGACCTTCCACAAAATGGCGTTAAAGCAGGGGACCGTGGAGGCTGGGTAGAAAGTAAATCTAACCTCACAGGCAATGCGTGGATTGCGGACAATGCGCAGGTGTATGGAAATGCTCACGTGTACGGCAATGCGCAGGTGTATGGCGATGCGCGGGTGGCGGGCAATGCGCAGGTGTTCGGTAATGCTCGCGTGCTCGGCTATGCATGGGTGTCCGGCTATGCTCGGGTGTATAGCGATGCTCATGTGTCCGGCAATGCGCATGTGCTCGGCAATGCTCACGTGTCCGGCAATGCTCAGGTGTTCGGTAATGCTCGCGTGCTCGGCTATGCATGGGTGTCCGGCGACGCGCAGGTGTATGGCGATGCTCATGTGTCCGGCAATGCGCATGTGCTCGGCTATGCTCGGGTATCCGGCAATGCTCGGGTATCCGGCGACTCGTCTGTCGTAGAATAAATAAACCATTCACACGGAGATAAAAACATATGAAAAAACTAGAATTGGATAAAATCTTAGAGTTACACGCTTTGTTTTTGAGTGAAAATGATGCTGGCAAAAAGGCCGATCTGTCTAGCGCAGACCTGCGCGACGCGTACCTGCGGGGCGCAAACCTTATTTGTGCAGACCTACCTGATGCCGACCTGCGCGACGCGTACCTGAGTGGCGCAAGCCTGCCTAGTGCAGACCTATCGGGTGCCGACCTGCGCGACGCGTACCTGCGGGGCGCAAACCTGAGCGACGCCGACCTGACTGACGCAAACCTGCGTGGCGCCGACCTTAGTTGTGCAGACCTGCGGGGTGCAAACCTGCGGGGTGCAAACCTGCTGGGCGCAAACCTGCGCGACGCGAACCTATCTGATGCTGACCTGAGCGGCGTTGACCTAGACGGGGTAAATATTTCCGGAACTATTTTGGCTGAAAAAAATGAGGAGGAATGCAAAATGAAAATGACAAAACGTGAAGAAATTAAAAAGGCTAAAGCGGATGATACGTTGGAGGCGCGGGCTGCCGCGAGGTTGGAGGCGTGGGATGCTGCGTTGGAGGCGGTGGAAGCGGCGGAAATCGCGGCGAGGGATGCGGGTAAAAAAGAGAACAAAAAACGTTTGGAGTATATAAAGGCGTTTAAGGCATTGGAAGAGGCGAAGGAGCGGGCGATAAAATGATTAAGCACAACGGTAAAAAAGTTTCGCCGAAACAGTGGGTATTAAATAAGCTCGTAAATGATATCCACGCTACAACGGTCGGCTACGATGAACGCCACTCCGATGAGTGCGCCAATATGACTGAGCGTGAGAAGCGGGAATGCGATGCTCAATTTGATTTGTTGCATGATCGATTCATGAAATTAATTACGTCCGCACTAAAGAGAGAAAATGAAAACTAAAACTAAATGGAAATGATTATACAAAAAAACTGGGGAGGAAAAATGAAATGAAAACAGCACAGTTGGCAGTGAGAGGTGTAATTAAATCAAAGATGGATTTAGCTAATAAACTACGGAAAAAGAGCGGTATTAAATGGCCGCATTTAATCAATATAATGCTTGATGCTTATATTCTTTCGGAGGAGAAAAAGTGCAAGAAAAATTAACACCTGGTAAATGGGGTTCTAAGGGTGAAGTCGTTTTTACAGACGCGGGAATAATATTGGCTCACGGGGTTGGCGGAAGGTATTTAGCTGATTTTGATCAGCGAACTTTAGAGCGACTTAATAACGCTAAGATATTTTCGGCTTCAAAGGAAATGCTTGCCCTATTGATATCCGCAAATGAGGTTTTAGATAGACTGGATAATGAATTATTAATTGATATTAAGTTAAAAATTAAAACGCTGTTGAAAGGATTGGAATGATTCCGCGCTGCCCGTTTTGCTCGCATACAGATAATTTAATTTACTGGAAAAACTTTGACGCCCCTATTGGGTGTGAGGTTTGCAAGCATGAAGTTATGCGAAAAAATGGAATGCCGATAAATAATGTGCTTGATTGGGTTGATATAACGACTAGATGGGCGTATGCATTGGCGGATAAAATTAAAACAAATAATAAAACTAGGGGCAAAAAATGAGTGAAGGATTAATTTATAAACAGATACCAAAAATAATGTGCAAGGTCGGCGCGGTTGAGAAAAACCGCCAAGGCGCAGGGATCAACTATAAATTTCGAGGCATTGATGATTTAACCTCGGCGTTACAAGGTTTATTATCTGAGCATGGCGTTTTTTTTACTCCCAAGGTTTTAGAAATAACTCGGGAAGAAAGACAATCAAAATCAGGCGGTGCGTTAACTATTACAGTTTTAAAGATGCTTTACACGTTTTACGCCGAGGATGGATCTTCTGTTGAAGTTTCAACCGTTGGCGAGGCTATGGATACATCTGATAAAAGCGCAAATAAAGCGATGAGCGCGGCGCTTAAGTATGCATTACTTGAGTTATTTTGTATTCCAACCGAGGATGAAAAAGACACCGAGTATCAGAATCACGAGCCACAATCTAGCCACCACAATCCACCAGGTTCAATAAATATTAATAGGTATGATGGTGTGACCGGCAAAGCATCTAAACTCGTTACGGAGGCGCAGCTAAAGCGGTTATTCGCAATTAGTGAATCAGTTGGAATGCCCAGTGATGTAATTAAAGCCAGGCTTCATGTTTTGGGGGTTAAATCGTCCCAATATTTAAATATGCAGCAGTATGAGGAATTGATTGATTGGATTCAAAACGGCAAATAAAAATACCGGCCAGAGGTTTATTTCCGACCGGCATTAAAATTCCTCTTTATTAATCTAAAAGGATAAGATAGTCTTCGTTTGCGACAAAAGATTGTCTAAGAGCATACATCAAAAAAGCTCATAAACAATCAAAAAATCGCACTGGGGGAGCTGTTAACTTCCTAAAGGCCATCTCTTCATTAGAGATAATGAGGTGGCTGTACTGCTTGGCGGTATCCTGCTCGAAAGAGTAGTAGCACACGAATAGGCATCTAATTGCGCTATGAGATTAACAGGTGAAAGCAAAGCGACCGAGAGGAAGTGATGCAAGGACATTTAGATTATACGTTTCTGCAGCAATCCGGACTGGCACTGGTGCAGGGATCTACTTGGCAATAAGACGCTGGGGATAGTCTGGGTTCAAGATTTAAGCGAGAACGGGAAGGCTCCACACTAATGAGCTATAAGCCTCTCAACCAAGAAGTCTTATGTAGAAATAAAAAGCAGCCTTATTAGGCTCTGCTTCGCTCACTCAAGGAAGTAATTCGGTAGGGTATTATAATCTCTGAACTGGAGTATGATCTCTGAACTAAAAAAAAACAGAACTCAAAAGATTACCAAGTATTGATCTAAAGATCCTGAGTAGAGAAAACAAATAATTCATAACTAGGATTACTGAGAAAGATGGAACTCAGTTCTTTGAATTAGAATAAATAACTATGAATAGAACTTATAAGAGTAAGGCAGGGTTATTATTTCATATTGGAATTCCCGCACCATTTAAAGAAAACACTGTAACTTTTTCCCCAGAAGAATTTAGTTGGTTAAAAGATAAAAACCTATCCCTTGATGAGTTCGCTTTTTTATGGAATGCCAAGCGTGATGATTTTCGCTATGAAATGATTCCTTCTCAAGAAACAATTAAGTCTGAGAAAATATCCGATAAGTATGCGTCAGAGATAATTAATCAATTAAAAGGCGTTAAAATTAATTAACTATTGTTTCGTTTTAATGTGCTGTATAAAAAAGTTATGGAATTTACAATAGGCCAAAGGGTTTCATACAAAGTGAATAATTATTCTATTAAAAATAAAGACAACAATAGATATAAATCCAGGGACTATTTAGGCGTTATCGAAGAGATAAAACATAAAGTTTGTATGGTGAGGTTTGATGGACAAGCGCTATTAGATAAACCAAAGCCATGCCTTAAAACTAAACTAGTGGGCATATCTCCCCAATGGGGCTCAGCGAAGAAGGGGATATCCGTATCGTGAATCCCTTGATCGCTTCTGCCGATTATAAAGCAATATGTGCATGAATAATGCCAAAGGAATTTATGAGAAAAGAATACGAAAAAGCCTTTAGAGAGGCAGCAAGTTTAGTTTTAGAAAATAAGGCTGTTTATCATTATTCCTGCTGCGCAATAATCATGGCCACCAATTATAAAGATATAAGCTGTGTGATTTTTTACTATAAAGCCGTATTTGAGCCGCGAAAACACGAGGCTATGGGGTTATGGAATAAGCGAACTCACAATAATAAAACACAAGGCCAAAGATGTTTGATGCTTTTATTCGCAGCGGAGATGGCTAAGGATTTTATATGAAACAATTCACTCTAAGTGATTTACGAAAACTTGGTCCATGCTACGATCCGGGCCGGTATTTATCGGAAACCTGGTGCGGAACCGCGCTTGATATTTTAGACGTGAAAGCTGCTCCGTTTCCTGATCGGCTTTGGATGTTAATGTACGCTGGTTTTTTCTCTGAGAAATTCATCCGCCTTTATGCTGTGTGGTGTGCCCGGCAGGTGCAGCATTTAATGCAGGATGAGAGAAGCATAAGGGCGCTTGACGTAGCCGAAGCATTTGCAAACGGAACCGTAACTAGGGCCGAATTGTGGGCGGCAAATGATGCGGCGAGGGCTGCATCGTGGGATGCGCCGAAGGCTGCGAAAGCTGCGTTATGGGCTACGGCGTGGGATGCGAGGGATGCGGCGAATGATGCCGCGAAGGCTGCGTTATGGGCTGCGAGTGATGATGCAAGTGCTGCGTGGGATGCCGCGATGGATGCGCAAGAAAACAGGCTGCGCGAGATGATCACAGCGGGAATTGAAACAGGGGAAGTTAAATGACAGATAAAAAATTGCCGGAAAAAGTTTTCATCAAGTTTAATCAAATCGAAGATTACTATAAGAAATCCTCCTACGGCGTTCAAGTAATAATAGCAAATCACTTTTCGTTTCCACCGAATGGGGTTTGGAGTGAATACATCTCAACGCGGGAGCACGAGGCTATCCTGGCTGCGCTACGCGCAGAGCTGGAAAGCAAGCTCGAGATGCATGCGAAGCTGGAAAGGCTGTATGACCGACAACAAGAAAGAGCAAGAAAATGAAAACTCTATTTACTGACGAAGAGCTTCTTGACGCTCTCATAGAATGGCCAGGCGAACACAATGGGATTAAATATTTAATAGCCTGCACAGTGCGCACCCCGTCGCCGCACATGGAATACGACAAGGCGTGGGCAACTTATATTTTATTATCCGAAGTGCAACACGAGGAGTTTAAGGCCAAAATTAATAATGCTCCGTGGAATTGTGGGCAAACATATTATCGCAAACACTCGCAGGAGTTTCTCGATTTTTGGCTACCACTAAACTTAAAAGCAAAATTTGATGGGGGCTGGTATCGTATGGGTGACGACTTCCAACACATTTTTAATGATGGAAAGCACGACATTTACGATCTGCGGTATATGAAACAACATATAGAAAACGTAATTGATTTTTTAACTACAAATGAGGAAAAATGATGATTAGAGCAAGATTTAAGGCAAATTTAGATGACTATCGGCCAGTAAAATTTCCGACGCCTTACCCATACTGGTGTTCGGGGTGTTCTGAAGAGCACAGCATCGTCATAGCTTACGCCGATTCAGAAAAGCAGATTCTGGAATTCTGGCCCGAAGCCGAGGATATCGAATATGAGGATATCGAAGAGAATGAAATTATTTTCAGCGAGAGATTCCCAAAGCCGGAACCGGATTGGTATAAGCGATGAGCAACAAGCGTGAGTGGGAGAGATGAACAAAGCAGAACTTGAAATGAGGCTGGAGGAGGCAGAGGCGGCGTGGGGTGTAGCGTATGATGTAGCGCGCTTTGCGGGTACGGAGTCTGCGTGGTCTGATGAGCGGGATGCGATGGCGAAATGGGATGCGTTGATTCTGGCCTGGCGGAGGCGGATTGGGAAACGATGAACGACGAGTGTAAAAATGATCTACCCTGAAGTAAATTTGGACGAATGGATCGAACGACACAAGCTGCTGGTAGTAAATTACCATTGCCCCAAATGCCAAAACGACTTCCCAACTAACGTGCCGGTTCTTTTAAAGGATAGCGCGGGATTGCAAAGTAAAATTCACGAATGCGGAAGAGACTTTTCGAAGGTAGTGCTTGTTCCCAGAACCGGTTCGGCAAAGCGGTTATGGAAGCAAATCTTTGGTGAGAACGAGGGGGAGAGATGAGCTTTATTAATGGAGCGAAAGACGGAAAACATTACTGGCTAACACCGCCTGAATTAATGGAGACGCTTACAAATGAATTTAACTTTGACTTCGATCCTTGCCCGTATCCTTTGCCCAATGGCTTCGATGGCCTATCTATGGATTGGGGTAAAGCAAATTATGTTAACCCTCCTTTTGGTTCCATTATCATGGATGGCAAAAAGAAAGGCCCGACCGCGTGGGTTCGCAAAGCATTAGCGGAACAGGCCAAAGGAAACAACGTGGTTCTAGTTTACCCCGTTCCTAAGTGGATACTGCTTCTAATTAAACACACTTCTGAGATCAGAAACCTAGGAGATATAAAATGGTGCGCTACCGAGGATGGGAAACCAGGAAAAGGCATCGGTCAACACATTGCCTGTTTTGTGCTTAAGGGATCCAGGCATGAGGGGGAGAGATGAACAAAGCAGAACTTGAAATGAGGCTGGAGGAGGCAGAGGCGGCGTGGGGTGTAGCGTATGATGCAGCCATTGCTTTGGGCAATGCATGTGCTGCTGCGTGGGCTGATGAAGAAGATGCGAGGGTGAAGTTGGACGCGGCGGAGGCTGCGTCTAATGCTGCGCGCTTGGAGGGGGAAGAGATGAGTGATCAGCATATACATGTAGTGCCGACCGACGATTTGCAGGAGCACGAGGAACGAATTAAAAGAATGGACGCCGCTGGCGATAGGTATCTTGCAGAGCGGAAGGTTGAGGAGCAGCTTGCAATGGCGAGAGATGCCTTGGATAAGATCGTAAACATTAGCATTACAACATTTGAGCGCGAGCCATCTTATAATCAACAGTCAGAAATAGCCCGCGAAGCCTTGGCCAAGATCGACGAGTATTTGAGGGGGAGGCTATGATTTATTTACTGATTCTAGCCTGGGTAATACCCGGCACGATTCTATGGGCGATGATAAATCTAAATCAAAAGAGCCTCCCGGTGTGGATGTTGTTTGCATTACCGTTATTTATTTTATTCGGGCCGCTATTGGTAATGGGGCTTTTAGCAGAGAGCCGAATGTTTCAAAGATTTTTTACTTATGAAATTTGGAGGGGAAAATGAACGACAAGAGTGACTGGGAAGAGATGAGTGATCTGATGAAGATTGAAATTGCCCGCATGAAGTCACGTCGCAAGGCGCTTATGCGGTGGTTTATACCAAGGCTGGCCCTTGCTCTTCTATTGGGCGCGGCGCTTATTTATTTAAATGGGAAGCTATGAACGACGATATGCAAACGAAGCTGGACGAAATAGAAGCCGAAGCCGAGAAGTTGGCGGCAGGGATATATGGGATACCTGAATGGGTTAAATGTTTTACGGTTGACCTGCACTTGGGAGCAATCCAACGGTACGAGAAAAAAGTTCATTTAAATCTTGAATACAAAGCAGGATTTATCGCAGGAGCAAACCACGTTCTCAAAGAACTAAAAACAGAACGGACCGAAGCAGCAGCGCGAGAGGCGGCATTGTCGGTGGCTAAGGCTACTTTGCAGGAAATCTGCGACGATAACGGATGGATTAATGGAGAAAGAACTAGAGGACCAAACAAGGGAAAATCTTGGCTAGAGATAGTCCGAGAAACTCTCGCCAAGCTTGGCGAGCGTGATGGGGAGAAATGATTTATTTATTATTATTCCCGCTGCTCTTAAATCCTTCTAGTAATAAAATAATGCACAAGGAATTAGTGATAGCCAGAACCTGCATGTATAAACAAAATATAGACTTAACTAAGGAGTGCAAATGAAATTTCAAAGCGAGTGGATAAATGATAATTGGAGCCAGATTATTTACGACAACATCGATCCAAAGATGTTGGAAGTTATTCCAGCAGATATAGAAAAATACTGCGCAGAATTCAGAGAATTAAATACAGATCAGAGAAAGCGCTTTTACATAGTTTTATTTTCTGCGCTCGCTAAATTTGAAAGTAGCTTCAATCCACGGGCTACATTTATCGAGGGCTTTACTGATGCAAAGGGTAAAAAAGTAATTAGCACAGGATTATTTCAAGTGTCTGTTGAATCCTTGGGGGGCTACGGAATAAAAGTTACTCCAGAACAACTACTGGACGCGCAGACAAATATAAAAGCCATGCTGGTTGTGGCGAGCAGATGGATTATTAAAGACAAGTGCATTGCAAGTGACGCAGCTCCATGGAAGGGCATGAGCCGATACTGGTCGCCATTTCGCAAAGAAGCTAGAAAATCTGTTATCTCAAAAAAAACAATGGCGCTTAAATTTACTACCGAGGTGGATACTATGGGTATTTATGAAAAACTTTACGCAACAGCAAAGGCAGAAATGGGCGTTAAGGAAAAACCTGGCAGCGCGCAGGAAAAAAGAATATTGCAATATCATAAAACAACAACGCTCAAAGCGCTAACTGATGAAACGCCATGGTGTGCAAGTTTTGTAAATTGGGTAGTTATCGAGTGTAATCTTAAGGGCACTAATTCCGCATCGGCTAGATCATGGATTAAATGGGGCGTGGAACTTAAGAAGCCAATCAGGGGTTGTGTTGTTGTTTTTACTAGGACAGGTGGCGGTCACGTTGGTTTTTATCACAGCGAGGACGCAAATAATATTTACGTTTTAGGCGGCAATCAATCCAACAGCACAAATATTAGCGCTTACCCACGCACTAGATTGCTGGGCTATCGAGGGGTTTGATGAAGAGTTTTATTAAGATAAAATCAAGGCAGGTATTATTTAATGGGCAGTGGTTGCTTAGAAGGATAACCGATCTTAGGGTTGTGCGCTCTGCTGAAGCCGAAAATAAATGGAGGCATTATAACAAAGCCATGGATGATATTTCGCAAATTATTAGAAACGAGATCAGGCGGGCAAAATCCGATAAGTGTGACAATCGAAGAACTATTATTGAATCAGGAAAACCCTAAAATAGATGGCTATTGCTTTAGGCTGCCGATTTTAAATGAGATGTTTGTTTGGTATTCTCAAGAATCAAACGGAGAAATTAAAACCTTGAGAACAACCAAGGTAGTAGAAATTGATTCAATTGGGAATGTGTTATTAATCAGAACAGTTAGCTCAAAATATAGGGTGGTTAAAAACAAGTGATGATTAGCAAAGAGCACCAAGTTATTAATTTAGTATTTTCTATAATCGCCACCATCATCAGGATTAGGATTAAATTAAAAAGACGCATTGAGCTATGATGAATCCGCGAGCTATAATATGAAATGTTGCTGCTATGCCTTACACTGTTACAGGTTAAATCCATCGAATGTAATATTTTTTGCCTAAAAGAGGGATTTAAATCGGGATCGTATCAAAGCCCAAATTGTGTATGTAGCGTACTCTTGGACTACGAGGCTCTTAAGACCCCTATCAGGCTAAAGAAAAAGGATGAGGATGAAACCATTTAAATTTAATCCAATAGAAGACCTAGATTTAAATATCCCAAAAAATAAACAAAAACAGGCGCTTCAAGCCGCAGCATCTTATTTAAAAGAGGCAATGTTGGACTATATCGGCGAGGGATCATCTCCAGTTTCAGGCGGTAAATGGGTTAGGGGCTTAACAAAGGGATATAAAGATCAAAAAAGAGAATTTTCATCTTCGATATTTGCCAACCTGGAAAAAGAGGGTGATTTTCTAGACTCCCTAAAAGTATCCATTTCAGGGAACGACTTGGTTGTAAATGTTGGAAAAGATCAAGTTGGTAAGGCCGAGGGTTTCTTAACAGGATTGTATGGAGAAAACGCCAAAAAGGAATACAAAAGGGAATTCATGCCGCAGGGAGATGGAAAGTTCAACAGAGAAATTATGGGAACTATTAAAAGTATTTTAGAAGAATATGAAGATTCTAATGATTAATTGTTAAGATTTATAGACAATATCAAATAACACACGTTACCATTCTTCTAGGTTTAGTCTAAACCTCAGGGGATGATAATGAAAATTAATTGCTTGTTCGATAAATTAGTTTCAGTTCAAGAACTAAATCCGCATCCAAATAACGCGAACTCACACCCCAAAGAACAAATAGAGCGCCTGGCTAAAATACTCAACTATCAAGGATGGCGCTATCCGATTAAAGTATCAAAACAGACAGGCTTTATCACGAGCGGCCACGGAAGACTAGCCGCAGCAATCGCAAACGGCTGGGCAGAAGTTCCGGTTAACTTCCAAGACTATGATTCAACGCAGCAGGAATATGCAGATCTACAAGCAGATAATGCAGTCGCATCATGGAGCGCACTAGACCTAGGGCAGATTAATAACGATATCGCAGACTTTGACCCAGCTTTTGATATCGAACTACTTGGTATAAAGAACTTTAGTTTAGATATCGAACCAGTAACCCTAGATGAATTAAATAAAGAAGAAGAAGAAAAGCACGTTCTAGAGGTTATATTTCCAAACGATATGGAGCTGCGAGATATACACGATGATCTAGTAAGTCGTGGTTATATCGTTAGGGTAAAATGAACTACGGTATTCCATACATGGGATCAAAGAGTTCAATAGCGGAAAAGGTTTGCCGAGCATTCCCCGCTGCTGATAACTTCTACGATGTTTTTGGTGGGGGATTCTCAATATCTCATTTCATGCTAATGCACAGAAGAAAAGATTATAAGAACTTTCACTTCAATGAGATCAAGCCAGGCATTTGTGAATTAATAAAAGACGCAATGGCGGGAAAGTATTCATACGAAAACTTCAAGCCAAAGTTTATATCTAGGGAAGAGTTTAATCGGGCAAAAGAAAATGATCAGTATGTAAAAATAATCTGGTCCTTTGGTAACAATGGAAAATCTTATATTTTCGGAAAAGATATTGAGAATCATAAGAGATCAATGCATAACGCTGTTGTTTTTAATGATTTTGACAGCACAGCTAAAGAATTGTTTGGCATGGATAAATTTAAGGATGGATATTCAATCTACGACAAAAGACTTCTATTGAGAAGCAGGGTTAAGTTTTTGCATAGTGATAAACGTGCTGGTGAGATAGAGAAACTACAGCAACTACAGCAACTAGAGCGAATACAGCAACTACAGCAACTACAGCAACTACAGCAACTAGAGCGAATACAGCAACTACAGCAACTACAGCAACTACAGCAACTAGAGCGAATACAGCAACTACAGCAACTAGAGCAACT